GGCTGTTCTCGACATCCAGAGTATATGTATACCTACCGTTAGCCACAAAGTTCTAGCGCCGTAATTTAAGTTTATCGGTTATGTGGTAATAACTTTATTTAATGCCGCAATCACAGATATAGGTAACTTGCGTTGAGCAATAAGCTTCTTCAGGATCTCTTTTGACTCTAAGAGATTTTGGTTGGTTTCTTCGTTTAATGGGAATGGCAGAAGCTGATCAATTGGTGTCTCAGAGCCCTTGTCACCGCCGAAACTCTTGGCAATTGAGATAATTATTCCCGCAAGCCGAGCTGTTGAAATTGAATAGATATTCGCTACCCGCTTGTCCCTGTTACCAGACAGACGAATAATCTCATATATCAACTTTAAGGGCAGGCGCAGAAAACTCTCCATTGATACATCACGCCCGGCTGGAGCAGCGCGGAACTCTGTGTATGCAATCAATAACTCGATCTCCGAGGTAGCCAGATACTCACGCAAAAATAAAATGCGCTGATTGACCACCTCGTTTGTTAGTTTCCCTCAGAAGCCTCGGGCTCTTCGCCCTCTGTCGGCCAGCCATTACGTTCCCAGTCGACAAATTCATAGATCTCGTCAAGTAGGCGGCTGGGCATTTCGCGGGTGTCCTCTAACTCCCAGTCCGTTAGCTGAATCCACTTGCTCTTTTCTTTTAGTTCAGCGCGATACCGCATGAACAACGACACCGTCAGAATCTTTTGCTCACTGACCGATTGACCCTGGGTTTGTATCTCTGCTAGCTCGTCGACATAGTCGTACAGCAGCTCCTGATTCTCGTTTACGTCACTCAAGGCATCCAGGGCTTCTTGAATGGGAATCTCCTTTCGCTCGGCAACGCTCTTGGCAATCTTGAGCAGCGCGTAGGTGTTCTTGGCCTGCTTTCGCGCTAAGTCTTCGATTCCTTCAATTTCGCCTGCAACTAAGTCCTTATAGATAGGAAAGCGAAATGGTTTGATGTCGTAATACTCTTTTTGGCCGAAAAAGATTTTTGAATACTTGCTCATGAAATGATGTAAAAAGAAGTATCTGCAGCCACCATCTCATCGAGTTGGTCAGCAGCATTTTCAGGGATTTCTACAGTCAAACTAACACCTTCTTCAGAGATAAGTTCCATTGGAGAAGATGACGAAGGGGCGATATAAGCCGCCCCGACTTCAAGTAACTCTCCCTTGGATCTGCAATTAATGAAGTAGGACTGCTTATCCACAGAGGTAAGCAGTTCAGCTTGCATCAGACAGCTCCGTACACGTCAAGCTTGGATGTACCGCCGTCGAACTCACCAACAAAAATTTGGCCGCGTGATTGGAAGCTCCAGGAATATTCAATAATTCCATCAGCCGCTGCACTCTCGGAAACACCAGTGATGCAGGCGTTAAATGCGCGAGCATTATATTTGTGGTTAGAACCCTCTTTTCCCAAATAAGTCAATACTTCAACATATAACTCACGATCATGGTCGTTCTCAGACTTCATGATCATGACCAGTGCGTCATCGATAGCGCTACTCGCTACACCACCAGTAGCCAATTCCTGAATAAAAAATGCGGTACACGCCAGCTCACCAGCCATTGTGGTGCCGACGCTGTCACGGAAACCATCGTCACCCATCAGGAAGAATTCCTGGGAGGTAGGCGAAGGGGTGTACTCCGCTGAGGTCAGGCCCTTGATAAATTTAGTGCCGGTGTAATTAGAAGAGGGGACTGTAATTGCACCGTTTGGGTCACCACTACCGTGGCTTGCGGGCACTGCGCGGGCATTGCCTGTTTCTGAAATTCGGACAATACGATCACGCCCTTTTAGAAAAGCGGATCCTGGGAGTTGAGCCATTAGCTTATCTCTGTGTGGATTGAGTAGTCGGGGATAGTAATTTTCAAACTTTCATAAGATATGTCTGTCTGCGGGGTATAAACCGCTGTATCCATATCAGGGAAGGCCTGAAAAAGAAGCAACCTAAGATTCTCTAATGTTACGGAAGTGTCGTAGCTTGTTAAAGTTACGGTCCAAAATAAATTTAGAAACACCGCCTGAGACATCGTTGGTACATTCCTGGCTTCTGGTACTTGATCAAGCACACATTCGATGCCTGTAATTGTCCAGTCCTTGGGAACTTGCTGTGAACCCCGAACCCAAAGGGCGGGGGATGTAGAACTATCTGGGAGATTATATTTACCCAAAAAAGTTCCTATAACTGAGTCTATAACAGAGCGTACTTGAGATACACTAGCCATCTAACTCTCTCCTCAGTATATCCGCAAAGTATCCCAAGGGCTTAACCTGATCTTCTGCAGTGTTCGTCCATGGGCGGGCTCTAATTTTGCCGCCACCTTTTAACGACGCACCATTATGTACAACAACTGAATAATCAACATCCCAAATCCAATCAACCCTATATCTGCCTTTTTGCTGACGGGTTTGGCTGCTCCTTAATTTACCGAGATCTACAATATCTCGGGGAGCTGTAACGGTTTGACCATTTTTTCTTTTAGTTTCATTAGGCCAATCCCACTTTTTAGAATTAATCTCTTTGGTGAATTGACTATCTAGTTGGTTGGCCGTTCCTATCAGCGCGTTTTGAATGGCACTATCGAACCTAGCCAACAACTGATCAGGCTGTATTCCGCTTTTCATAGTTAACCTGCTGCGCCGGTTTGCTTGAACTCACCACTGAAACTCTGAAATTGGGTCGCCCTGGCGTAGGGCAACACGTTCGTGCCTAAGTCCAGGATTCGGATTTTGCCTGTTGCACCATTCACGGTTGCAGCGGCTTCCGCGCCAACTTTGATTTTGGCGCTAAATGTTGCAGGCGCTAGCAGCTTCCCTGAACAGAGGGTAACCACTTCGTTAATGCCCTCCTTGTTCTGTTGAGCTGCACCGCTGAGCTGAACATTGCAGAGATAAGTCTCCTCTAAGTTATTTTGTACTCGGTTACCGGTTGTTGGATCGTTTGCGAATGATCCATACACTTGGAACACCAGGGACGCATTATCAAAAGGAGAATAAGCACCCATCAGAAACAGAAACCTGTCAGTTCGACAAGCCCCTCACGCAAAAATAGGTATGTGGCCCCATACGTTGTATCGGCCAAAGTGTATCCAGCAGCACCTTGATATTTAATCGTTCGGACAGACGATGCAACACCGATCTGTTGGCCGATGGATTGTGTGCGGCTGGCCAGTAAGTGCGCAGTCATGTAATTGACTGCATCGTCATACTGGACACCCCACACATCTTCGTTGTTTTGGCGTTCTGCCTCGCCAATCGTTGCAGTCACGACAGCACTTTCGATATTTGTAAACTCAGGAAACCGAGTTAAAAAACTTGTGCTGGTGACTGCCATTAACCTTCGCCTTCAGTGATTGCCTTGATTCGCTTTTGAATCGCATTCTTGATGCGTACTCGATTCTCTGCGTAGTCCAACTCCTTGAGTAGATCAAGGTCGAAGGTACGGTTGATTGAATCAAGTGCTTCTTTGACTGGCATTGATGCCAAGCCACCGGTTGCTTTGGGCGCATCGGTAACAACCTCCACGTCCTCTGAAACGCTTAAAGCGCCAATCTGGAGCAGTTCATTGGCTAAGGGCATGGTTTTCACCTGTGCCCAAACCGCAGGGTCAACATCGCGGTTGACCCCAGATTTGAACTGCACGTACTCAGAACTGCCGGTCTTCTCTCCGATAAAAGTGAAGCCAAGAGTGACTTCCTTGTCGCGAGAAGGGTTTTCGAGTTGGGGTGAGTAAGTAACAATCATGTTCTGAAGAAATAGGTTTTATCAGGCCTTCTCGACGTAGAGAACGCTCTTAGGGAAGTAAACCGCAGTTCCGCCGATGCGGGCGTGAGCAGCAACGCTGAATTCCAAGTTCTGGCGAACAGGAGGAAGGAATTCCAGAGTCTTAGGAATGTGCAATTGCAGCTTCTCAGGGCTGCGGTCGTAGCAGATCATGCGATCCTTGCTCAGGCTGGAGTTACCAGCAGCAAGCTCGTTGATTGGCTCGATAGAACGGATGTAAGGGTTCGTCCGAAGGAAGAACTCCATCACCGTGGTGTCGCTGGTTGAAGAGCGAGCGGTGGTAGAGATGATCCTGTAGGAGTTGTAGTCCAACAGAATTGTGTTGGGAACTTCTTTCTGCTTAGAGCCGGAAACAATGCGAGTAGGGGCTTCATTAAGCACCTCAAGCATTTCATCAGGAGTAGAAGTAGAGGCGAACCACTTGTTAGGAACTACCTTATCTACTTGTGCAG